AACTGTACCCCATATTTAGAGGTTTGTGTGAGGGTAGTGCAAAATATTTTTTTATCGTCTTTTGCTATCGATTGGATTTCTCAATGAGGCTGTTTCGTCTCTTTTCTAGTTGGTGGCGTCATCGCCACGAGCAGCCGCAGGACCACCCAGGCTTCCTCCTCCGGCAGGTCCAGCAGATAGTGCCGAATTTCAGACAACGCAAACCGGTGACCATCTTCAAATCCGGAGACATATTCGGGCGTTTCATTCATGACGAGACTCCAAAAAAGCACGGCCCTGGTCAGTGATTGACCACACGGTGGCCGCTCGTTTCGACGACGTGCGCCGTGTCTCTCCTGAGTCTGCCACAAAGCCTAGCGTCACAAGATTGACCCGCCGCGGGCGATATGTGTTCCCACCCATATGCGTCAACGATTGACCCTCTTCGTCCGTCGCAGCTCGAGTCGCTAACGCCTGCAGGACTCGCATGGCTAACTTCTCAACCCGCGGGGCCACCTCTGCAGCCGCCTCTCTGCTCGTCGCGCTATGCCGCTGTGCAGGCACCTCGTTGTACAGATCCTGACGGATCATAGCGATGCACGAGTTGATTGAATCCTGAACGAATAGATCTGACGTTTGGATGGAAGTCAACTCCGCTAGGACCATTCTGAGTGTTGCCCTACTCATGGCGCCAACCCCAGAATCATGATGAGGAACATATAAAAAGCCGCCAACATCGCAGCGGCTTTGATCAGCGTCAACCAAATTGGTTCCATCATTTCCTCATCAATTTATCAACAACATCAATTTGAGCGCCTATCCATCTCATCACTGGTACAGCCATGCTGTTTCCCAGTGCCTTGTATCGCGGCCCGTCTGGTGACTCGGGTTTTCCGCGCCAGGGGATGTTGGTGTACCCATCTGGGAATCCTTGCAGCCGCTCGCACTCCAAGGGCGTCAAACGACGCACTTGCATAGACTGATTCAGATAAGTCTGCTGCTTCATCCCCGGCTCTGCGGCTAGCGCCCCTGCCACTTTTACCGTGCGAACCTCGTTGCGCTGGTTCTGAGTAAACGCCACAGGCGTCTCACGCCCCGTGCCACCCGTCATGATCGCCTGCGTGCTGCCGTCGGTGTCCAGCGTACCTGTGCGGTCGGCCCATGAATCTGGGACTTGTCTGGCGTTAAAACCAATTGGTTGAAGAACCGCCGTCGTGGTGCTGTTCTCCACGCCGCTTGGGATGCGGGAGCGCAGGGTACTGGACAAGTCTGTGAAGCTGGCTACGCTGGCCGTGCCGTGGGTGCCGTGGAGGGTGACGCCGACAGAATGCATTATCGGCGTCTGGCCCTCATCCAGCGTACTGTTGATGCCCTTGTGCATCCGAGCGGTCAGGCAGTTGGCAACGGTGTAGGGTTGCAATGCCTCAACTTCTGATCCGTTTCCTGTGCGACTGAAAGGAGCGCCGCTCGTTACTGTTGGAGCAACTCTCATGTATCCGCTTGCGGCGAGGTTAGGGTCTTGTTCCCAACCACCTGATTTAGCGCGAGCCGTAAAGGTTCCGGCAACTTCTTCCCCCGCTTCTCTGCTCGGCGCAGTATCCCGGCGCAGGCTCTCGCGCTCAAAAAGAACCGCTGCGGCAGGTCGCCAGTCTCCAAAATACCCGACAACGAACACACGCCTGCGGCGCTGTGGAACTCCGAAGAACTGTGCGTCCAACACTCGGTAAGCGAACCCATACCCGAGTTCAGCCACCGCCCCGAGGAAGGAACCAAAGTCCCGTCCTTCCCCCGATGACAGGACACCTGGGACGTTTTCCCAGACGAACCATTGCGGCTTAAATCGATCAAGAATTCCGCAATAGACGAGCGCCAAGTTACCACGCGGGTCTGCCAATCCTTTTCGGAGTCCAGCGACTGAGAAGGATTGGCACGGGGTTCCTCCAACAACAAGGTCAACTGTTCCAATGTTCCACTCCATAAATTTAGTCATATCACCCAAGTTTGGAACATGAGGGTAGCGGTGAGTTAATACGGCAGATGGAAACGCTTCTATCTCTGAAAATGCAACCGCCTCCCAGCTTGACCAAGCTACAGAGGCGGCTTCAATTCCGCTGCACACCGACAAAAATCTCATTTTGATTCGCACTTCACGGTGTAACGGGCCGCGGTCTTGGTGTGCTTGGCGATCAGCTCCGCGGGGATCGACAACTCTTTGGCCAGAGCTTTCCAATCGACAGTCGAGACGTTGGACTCAACGTAGTTGACCGTGAACTCCTCGCCTTCCCAAACCTTCTGACCGGTAAGGCTCGCGTCGTCCTTGATCGCGTCCTTGATCTTCTTGGCGCGGGCCTCGAGATCAGCGATCTCTTTGAGCAAAGAACCGAGGGTGTCGATGTCGTTGGTGAGGGTGGTGTTCATTCGCTTTTCCTTCGCTGTTGTCGCAGTCGGTGACTGCATGAACGTCATTTAACTATAAATTTGATGTCCTGTGGGAAAAAATTTTTTAATCGAGGAGCCATAGGTCCATAAGTTTTCTCTATCTGGTCTACGGTGTCCTGTAGCAGCTCTATCTCCCCATAGCCCCAGTGCTTCAAGAACCCCTTCGTCCCAAGGCCGTGCAGCCCCGTAGAGCCTCTGTGATGCTCCGGACATAGTGGGATGACTGCCCAGTTGTTTCCGCGCCTTCCAGCCCCCGTTCCGGACCTCAGATGATGGATCTCAGCCGGGGTGCCGGGGTGACCCATCTTCCGGCATACCGCGCACCCCAGTTCCGCGACTCGTGACAGATATTGTTTTTCCGCCAAAGTAGTCAATCGTTGTACTCCTTATGGTTCCTGACTGCTGCGGACCAGCCCGCCGCAAAGTGCTTTTTGACTTCACTTTTGCTTGCTGTTTTCAACTCAGGGCTTCGCAAGTAGATCAGTAGCGCCTCAGTCATCGACATCGGAGCGCGTCTGATGCGCAACTCAAGCTCGCGCCACGCCTCTTCTTCCGGATCATCGATCATCCTTCAGTGCCTCTCGATTTTGTTTGAACAACCAATCGTTCCGGTACTCGGTCGGGGGCATCCAACCGTACCGTCGCCAAACACTTTGTACATCCGCCCCGCGGGTCCAGGGACGGCCCCAAAGACTCTTCGGTTCTTCGCGTTGCACTTCATCAACCAGTACCAATTGTTTCTTCGCCATTGTCATCTCCTAGATGGTTGCTCTACCCTCTGCCCTGTTGGTGGCCTCCTGGGACCGCCACACTTCAATCCTGGCTTGTGCAGCCACCAACCCCCATCGGATCTCTTCCTCGCGCTCTACGGCCTCTTTTAAGCCCTTCAGGAGGTCGATGTACTCCTGATCGCTGTACGCCTCCCGCTCCTGCGCGTTAACGGTCTGCTCATAGCTTCGCTTCATTAAGATCGCTTTCAGACTCTTTCGATACTCCTCGAGGTAGATTCGCTCCGCCTTCGCTTTTGCGTACCGCTTGCCATGTTTGAATAGGTACTCGATTGCTAGTTCCGGGTTTGTGTCCATGTCACTCCTTCGCTGTCATCACTGCTTCGCCTGCTTTAGCCGGGAACTTGACGCCCCAGGCCACTAATTGCTGTACGTCCATCTTTTCCATGAAACCGTCTACCGCGCCGATGCGGTACTCAATCTCGCCGTTGTCCAACTGGACTTTCGCTATCCCGACGATGCCCTTCTGGCCGGCAAACCACCGGACCATGAGCGGTTTTGCCTCGTTCATTGCACTTCCTTGATGTTGACTTTGAGCATCCCACCGATCAATGGTGCCCAGTAGATCCGCAGATCTACGATTTGACTGTCGTCCTCAAACACCCCCGCGTGCGCCAGCGAGTCGAGCACCGCCTTCAGCAGGTTGTCCAAGTCGCGTTTCCTACGGTCTGGCCTCCAGGCTTCGATCTCAACCTTCAGGGGCGCGGTGTAATGCTTTGCCCCCCGTTGTATCAAGATCTGCTCGGCCACCGCGGCGCGGTACTGACGCCCCGCCTGACTGATGATCATCCGGTTCTGAAACATCCGCCAGTAAGTGTTGACTGACGGTGGCCAAGGCAAGGTGATGATCATCAATTAAATCTTTTGTTATTCGCACAATCCGTACACGCTACTGCACGCGGCAAATTCTTGGTCAGAGCGCAGAAAGTCGTATTGGCGACGCCCTTTGCTGGTCTTGGACCATTCCACCATCTGATAGATGTTGCTGGCCCGCTCC